GCTCCCCACCAAGGTATCGAACCTCATCCTCGACGTTCAGAGCGTCGTGTACTGCCTTTATACGAGAGGGGAATAAACCAGAAGCCAGAGGCAACTGGCGTTGTCAGACATACGGGAGTCGAACCCGCACCGTCCACCGTGACAAGGTGGAGCTCTACCGTTAAGCTAATGCCCGTAAGTCAGGGGCCAGCTTGCTCGAACTGCTTGACTAGTATCTTGTCGAGAGCTGATCTTTTATATCTCCAATTATCTAGAATGGAGCCCTAAGCTGACATAGCAGGATTCGAACCTGCATCTTGGTGATTAACAGTCACCTGCTTTTCCAGTTAAGCTATACGCCATTGGCAAGGTCTGTAGGAATCAAACCCACATCATCCGGGTTGGAGCCGGACGCTCTATCATTGAGCTAAGACCTCAGTACTCGGTGAGAGAATCGAACTCCCGTTCGCTGCGTGTAAAGCAGCAGCCCTCCCATTGGACGAACCGAGCTTATGCACCAAATCGTCGGTGCCCCGACCTGAGCTTCACCCTAGGCAAGTGCTTGTGTTTTCAGTTTTTGTAAGGGTGAGATAGAACACAAGACCGCTCCCCTGTCTGGATGGCTGGATTTGAACCAGCGGCTTCTGCAATCCAAATGCAGCACTCTGACCAAACTGAGCTACATCCAGTCACTAGGCCGAAGCCTAGCTTTACGGGTTGAATTCGACAGGTTCCGGCAAAGTTGGATCCCGGCAGGCGTGTTATCCCGTACAGCCATCGTACTCCCCGTCAGAGTCGAACTGACAACATTCAGCTTCTAAGGCTGACGCCTCTTCCAATTGGGCTAGAGGAGCATGGCGCAGCCGCTAGGATTCGAACCTAGACCTCCTGTTGCAACAGGTGTTCTACCACTTCTAACTACAGCTTTGCGCGGAAACTGAAGGAATCGAACCCTCTACGGTGTTACCCGATGACTGTTTTCTAGACAGCTTGCCACCATTGGCCTAGCTTCCAAGTGTGTTCCCTTTTGGTTAGTAGGGCGGAACGCTATTCCCCAAGCGGAAAGAGCGAGAGTCGAACTCGCAAAGGTGTTACCCTTACACATTAGCAGTGTGCTGCCTATGCCGATAGGCGGACCTTTCCTCAGTACCCCAGGCAGGAATTGAACCCGCTCTTTCTGTTTGGAAGACAGACGTCATTGCCGGTAGACTACTAGGGCATTGTACTCCCACAGCGATTCGAACGCTGATTCCCGGATTAAGAGTCCGGTACACTCGCCGTTGTGTTATAGGAGCTAGGAAATCCAAGAGGGATTCGAACCCTACGCTACGCGTTTTGCAAACGCGTTCCAGACCATCTGGATTAAGCCTTGGATAGCCGACTCCCCAGGAATCGAACCTGGTTTCCTCTGGACTTCAACCAGATGCTTTCCCACTAAGCTAGGAGCCGTCAATGTTCGTGGCAGGATTCGAACCCACAACGCAGAGTTTAGGGGACTCTCGTTCTATCCATTGAACTACACGAACAGTAATACCGAGCAGACTTGAACTGCCACCATCAGATTGAGAGTCTGATGTGCTGCCTTTACACCACGGTATCGTGGATGGGGTGGAGTCGAACCACCTATGCGTTCAGCACTTCTACCACTTATGGGTCCAGTTTGCGTCCCTAGTTCCGAACTTGTCACATCCCAGAAGATCCGTCGATCTTCCTTCCCCTCGGGCTGATCGGGCCCTTAGTTGCATACATTGGAGTCCCGGTATGCCAGCGGAACGTACCTCTGGAGAGATTCGAACTCCCGACCCATAGGTTCGTAGCCTACGGCTCTTTCCACTGAGCTACAGAGGTAATGTCCGATTGGATACGGACTCGTAGCGGCAGGTGGGATTTGAACCCACGATCTCTTGCTTATGAGGCAAGCGGGGACGGCCGAACTCCCCTACTCCGCTTCGCTCCGATGGGCTGACTATCCGGATTAAACCAGCCCGTACAATTATGATTGCTATTGTAGCATCGGAGCTTCATGTCAGCCCACAAGGCTGACGTTCTATTTCTATTCTAGCACAAGATCTTCAGCCTGTCAAGCAGATTAAACTGACCGGCGCTCGTTGCGACCTGTGCGAGTACCGTTGTTGTGAGCAACAGTATCAGACTTGACAGCCTGCATACCAGGCACTACAGAAGACTCCACGTAGTCGCTCTTCTCCTTCGCCGGGTAGTCGTTCCTGCCCAGCAGGATAGGCTCAGTCTTCATCGCTGCAACCAGCTCTTCGGAACAACACGAGTGGAACCTTCAGAATCACGAACAAGAGCATTCACAGCATCCTCCTTGATGACTGTTACCATCTCGCCCGCCTTCTGCTTACCCTGTGGGTAATAAGGCTCACCCGGCACAGGAACGTAGTCATAACCAGTACGCTCAAGCTTCTCAGCCATACAAGCTTCCCCAGCTTCTAGAACCTATCTTCGCTTCAGCAGGTAGCAGAAGCGGACCAACCTTGGTGCTCATGATGCTCATGATATCATCAACCATCTCTTGCTCGTTCGGTAGTGAGAACAGGATCTCATCATGAATCGCAAGCCTCATGTAGTCAACGTAACCAGCGTCGTATAGTCTAATCATAGCAGACGCGGTGATGTCTCTGCAACCGCTTTGGACGTAGTAGTTGAGAGCCGAGTACAGCCGGTTCGGATCAACAGGCAGCTTCCTGCCTGTCCAAGTAGTGATGTACCCGTTCTTCTCAGCTTCCAAACCTAGGCGGTCACCAAGAATTTTCAGGCCTGGATAGGCCTTGCGGATGGCTGCGATCACCGCTGCTGCCTGCTCGTATGTCATGCCGAACTGTTCCATCAGAGCCTTGACACCGCCACCGTACACAGTGCCGAAGTTACCGCCCTTGCCGTACTTGCGCATCTCTTCACCACGACCAGGCCAAGCTGTCTCAGCCGTGATGTAGTGAAGATCTTCACCGTTCTTGAATGCACGAATCATTCGCGCATCGGGAGCTTTAGCAGCGGCAAACCTCAACTCTTGCTGAGCATAGTCAACACCAACGATGCTCTGCCCGATGTCCGCCACAAAGCACGACCTGACAATCGAATCGGAGGATGGTAGGGTTTGTGCTGGGATCCCAGTAATAGAAAAACGAGCAGTTCTCGCACGCAAGGTATTCGTAGAGGGGTGTACCCTCCCAGTTGAGTCCGTTGAATTCAGGAATTTCTCTACCCATGTTGTTCGCCACTTGCCAGCCTTCTTTCCTTCGATGATAGCATGAACCAGTGGATCATCTTCGTGAGCCTTGAGAAATACCTTGTCAACCTTCGGATTACCCTTGGGAGTCTTCTCGGCGGGCACAAGTCCACGAGCAGCTAGAGCTTCAACCACCTGCTGAGGTGAGTTGATGTTGTCCAAGTCGTAAGACTTGGCCACAGTCTTGAACAGGTGTTCCTGAATCAGGAGATCATCACGAAGCTTGGTAGTATACTCCGTGTCCAACAGGAAGCCCTTTGCATCCATCAAGGATGCGATCATAGCAACCTTGTGATCCATCTTGGTCAGATCACTGTTGATGTCTACTTTTTCCCGGAAGTCTTGGAAGAGTCGGGCTGTGAGGATTGCGTCTGTTCCTGCGTAGATGTTGTAGAGTTCGTTGTCAATCGGCAGTTCTCGCCACATGTCCGCAAACGTGGCAGACTTACGGATTGTACCGTTGGCTTTGAGTCGTTTGAACTCATCCTTTAGATCATCTCCTAGCTTCTCATATTCGGGCATGTAGTACTTAACTAGCTCTTCGAGCGACTGACCGATACCACCTTCATCACGTCCACGTGGATCGATCTGATGGGCAAGGATCTTAGTATCTCTGGTCTTGGACCAGAGCAAGACCTGATCCATGTCCCAGTGTCTTGCGAACACCTGAATGTCGTAACTTGCGTTGTGCATGATGAGACGACAACCGAGGAGCCTGCGTGGAAGCTCCCACCAGCCTTCACGGAAGGTCTCGTAGGGGAACACCCATGCTTCGCGTGGTGTGGCCATGGCAAGCAGGCGTGCTGTGTGGTTCTCATCGTAGATGTTCAGGCCAGACGTCTCCCAGTCAACAGCCAGCGTGTGCTGGCTCTCGATCCAGTCATACATGATGGCCAGGTCCGTGGCGTCCTCTGGGACGCGGATACTGCCGTTGGCTAGATACCTCATGAGACCACTCTACCACGGCTGTCAAGACCTCAGCTCAGGTGTGAGCCTACGAACACAGGGGTATATACTATAAGGGAGCCCTGTAGGGGCTCCCTGTAGATCAGTATCGGCAGGGCATTAAGCCCTGCCTCTTGTTTATTCGCTATGCTCATATTGTAGCATGCCTGTCAAGACCCTTGGTGGTGATCGTAGAGGACATCTTTAGATGTCCGACTTATCATGACAGCCCTGGAAGGGCTTGACACGTGTGGTACAGTGGAAACATGAACACTACGACGAAGAGAGTCGGTGCATGCACACGAGCCACAGCTCGATCAACTCCTATCTGTACTGCGGTAAGGCGTTTGAGCTAGAGAAGATCAAGAAGTTTCCCAGTCCACCAGCATGGTGGCTGCTGGGCGGCAGTGCTGTCCACACTGCCACAGAGTGGATCGATACGGACGATTGGGACGGCAGTCCTGAAGAAGCCTTCCACTATGCATTCCACCTTGAGTGCCAGGAGGCACGAGAGAGCGGCTGGGAGGACGACACACAGTGGCGTACGGCCGGTTGGGGTAAGAACCAGCAGGGCTATGAACACTGGGCTCAGAAGGGTCCACTGTACGTCCGCCAATGGGCGGACAAGCAGCATGACTGGGACTACGTAGAGCTTGATGTTTCAACGGTCTTGCCTTCGGGCGTAGAGATCAAGGGCTTCATCGACCGTGTGAACGCACACGGTTACAACTGGGAGATCTACGATCTCAAGACTGGATCATCCAGGCCTGATTCCGACCAGCAACTCGGCGTGTACTCTGTGTTGTTCCGCGAATTTATGAAGAATTCCCCAGAGTTTGAGATCATGGCTAAGTTTGACATCCACGCCTTCAACTACATGTTCAAGGACGACGAGTTTTACGAAGTCGATGTGAGCAACTGGACACTAGACACTGTTGACAAGCTAGCTCAGGAGTGGAAGAATGGTGTTGAAGCCTCCGTTTTCCTCCCAAACCGAGGAAGCAAGTGCGGACGATGTGGCGTTGCAGACGCCTGCTATCTTCAGTCCGGAGATACCGAAGTCACCCGAGTCTACGACTCACTCAACCCGAATTACGAAGGATGACATGGTTACGAAGAAGGTTGACATCACGGAAGACCCGTGGGAGAATGGCACTAAGGAGACTTCTCCTGGCTGGGTTCCCCGTGAGGAGCTTCGACAGGTTGGTACAATCACCCTGAAGGGTGGTGCTGGTGCTGACAGTTGGGTGGTGTTTCACCCAACTTCTATCGAACACGGTCTTGAGCTGCTGAATCACGATCAGCTTTCTGATCTGCTTGAGCTTGCTGCTCAGCGTGAGGCTGAGTTTGTTCGCCACATCAAGACTGCTAAGGGCTCTGGTTTCAGCAAGCCTGCTACTGCTGCTGCAAGCACTGGTTTCAAGAAGCCAACAGCGAAGAAGCCTGTGTATGATGAGGACAGCGACACTCACGAGTGTGAGCATGGCGAGCGCACTTGGGTGACCGGCCGCTCCGGCAAGGGTCCGTGGCAGGCTTACATGTGCCCGGCTGACAAGAACGACCCGACTAAGTGTGACCCGCTGTGGGCAAACAAGGATGGATCCCTTCAGAACCGTTAGGAGTTAGCTGTGAAGCGTGTATCATTCGTCTCTAGTAACGGGTTTGTTGGTGTTGAACACCGCAAAGAGGTTGTCTATTCGGACGAAGAGTTTGAAGACATGACTGAGGAAGAGCTTTACGAGCTGGCTGATGAGTTTGCTCAGGAGTATGTCGAAGCCTGGTATGAGGTCGAAGACGTTTGAGTTTCAAGCTAGCTCGTGCTGTTGGTCGGGGGCTCACCAACGGTGAGCCTCTGCCCGATGTGTTCCGCTCCCTCAAGGAGCGAGGGATACAGTTCTACCGGGGCACCACAGTTCTTGTGGCCGGTCTCAGTGGAAGCATGAAGACCATGTTTATCAGCGAAATGGTTGACACACTACAGGTTCCCACACTCTACGTCAGCAACGACACCAACGAGCTAGACATCGTTTCACGAATGCTCTCACGCCGCACCAAGCAAGACTCCAGACTTATGCGTGAGAAGGCTCTGAGAGACCCTGACTGGGCCGCTCGCAAGCTCTCTGATATGGATTGGGTCAGGTGGAATTTCAACCCGTCTCCGTCGCTTGAGGAGATCGAAGAAGAGCTGATGGCGTTCGAAGAACTGTGGGGTGAGCACCCGCACTTGGTCATCGTTGATGTCATCATGAAGGTGGACTACTACGAAGATGGCGGTGGAAGTCTTGAGAGGATCGGTCAGTACCTTGACCGGCTGGCTCGTGACACCGGCGCTTGTATCATC